AACTACCTGAGTAAAGTCAATATAGACTCTTTACTATTCATTTACTAATATATAATAACTTTTTGTTTTTATATACTTTTTGTAAAAAATGTTGCATTTTAAAGTTCCGAAGGTGTAAATATCCAATAATGACAACTATCTGTTTTTATTAGATATGATTTTGTACAATTTGGATTAATATGTTTTTCAGGATCTAATGTATTCGTGGGATTAAATCCGTCTGACACATTCATCCGGTCGACTAACATAATTTTATAATCATTTTTAACTATAATATCGATCAATGTCGGATAAGTTACAAGAGAGGTTATCATTTTAAACGATGATAACATACTTGTTATGTTATTGGTAACATAGAAACTATATTTGTATCCATTTTCTACGGCTTTGTCAATATTTAATTTTGTATCATCAAAAAATAGTATATTGTCTTTTGATGATTTAGGATTTTTAGATAATATATCGTTCAAAAATAAAACTTTTTTATTTGCCCAATATAATTTTATTGATTCTCCGTTTTTATCATCACCCATTTCTTCTATAGATGATGCTCCATACACTTCATCAATGATTTCATATTTACCAACTTTTATACCTATTTCATCTAATTTATTAATTATAGATAATCTTCTTGCTCTGGTATTTATATAGCATTTAATTCCTAAACCATGTAAACGTTTTAATGCATCGCTTAATTTTTTTTGTTTGTCGTCGAATAATATTGAAGCCGGAAATCTTTCCGGATATCCACCAGTGTGTTTTGCTGATATTGTTAAATCGAAGTCCAATACAACAATTTTGTTATTATCCATTTTATTCAAAATAACAAACTAAAAGTTGATTATTTATGCATATATATATATTCAATTTTTAGTTTATTATATAAACTAAAATGAATATATCGACCAAATCGTACAAATATCAAATATGGAATGAAAAATTTCCAAAATTAAAAGTTAATCTAAAAAAGCTTCCATATCATAGATCATGGGATTCTTTTTTTAAGAAGGAATTTGATAAGCCATATTTTGGTGATATCGAGGAAAATTTAACATATTGTTTAGAAAAAACTAAAGGTAATATAAATATATATCCTTATCCTGATTTAGTTTTTGAATCATTTACTCTTACGCCATATGATAAAATTAAAGTCGTTATTTTAGGTCAAGATCCTTATCATGGTAGTATGCATTTTGGTGGCAAAAGAATTCCTCAAGCAATGGGTTTATCTTTTTCTGTGCCAAATGGACATAAAGTACCCTCGTCTTTACAAAATATTTTCAAGAATCTCATTAAATATGGTCATATGAATTTTTTACCACAAAATGGAAATTTAAGCTTTTGGGCATTACAGGGTTGTTTGATGATAAATACAGCATTGACTGTTCAAGATGGTCATGCAAACAGTCATAAAGATTATTGGACAACGTTTTCAGATGGATTGATTAAATATTTATCTGAAGAAAAAGATGGTTTGGTTTTTATGTTATGGGGTGGAAATTCATTAAAAAAACTCCCATTAATTGATCAAAAGAAACACAAAGTATTAATATCTTCTCACCCATCAGGACTATCGGTCAATAATTATTTGGGTAAACATAAACCATTTAGTGTATCTGATCATTTCGGTCAAGCAAATGAATATCTTAGATTAAAAGATCGAATGCCGATTATTTGGCAACTAGGATTTACAACACCAACATGAAAAAAATATTTTTTTGGCATAAAGGAACACATCCTTTTTTTATTAAATGTTAACAGATTATGAAAATATTTTGACTTTGATATATTTAACTGTATTATTCACATGTAATGTAAATTTGGCATTTAGTATGATGGCAATTTATCTTATGTATAAATACAGAACATATTTTTTCTATGGAATTGCTTTTGGATGGTTTATTTATCTATTTTTCGGAATAATAACTTTATTTGTCAGTTTAATAACAGTAGTCATATGGGATTTGGTAGTATGTAGGGGAATCATACACGGTATATATAATAGTGTAATAATGTTTGCCAATATGGGCGGTATACAAGTTAATTTAATTATTGATTACTTTAAAAATACAATTAAAAATATATATGTAAACAAAAAAAAATATATTCAAGAAAAATATATATCAAAATTATCTGTATTTAGCCGACTAATATATTCATCTCAAATTTTGAATGTTTTAAAAATATTTGATTATTTGTTAAGTATTGTCTTTGGAAATATTAAAGTTTTTGTTGAAAAAATAGTAATAAAAAAGATATTTTTTTTTACGAATAAAAAATTAAATAATAACAAAAAAAAGACTTATAATACTTCCAATGATCACAAAAAAGCTTTGGCAGATCTAATAAAAAATAATAAAAATCTTCCTTGTGATATTACAAAATTAGTTAATTCAGTTAGTGATATTGATAATATTCAATTACCATCTAATAGCGTTGAGGCAACGGCTCAGATTGGTGATCTAATGGATATGTTGGGACGAACTCAAAATTTACTTGATGAAATGGATAATTCAAAAAATAAAAATAAAAAATGTAAAAAGAAAAGAAAACGAACAAGAAAAACCGATAAATAAAAATTTAATTTGATTTTATGGTGTGTTTGAAATTTTTATTATAATATAAAAATTTCAAAACAAATGTACAATGGTATCTTTTTATATAAAAAGATCTAAAGATATACCACTATTATTCGATTAAAAATTGATTTTTTTAGTCTATTTTATTTATAAGAAGGTATATTAGTAGCAAAATGCCAAGAAAGAAGAATATAAAAAATAGTAAGCCTAAAAAGGGCGTGCAGACAGAAATACAAACAAAAATTTCGAACACCTTAACAAATGACCTTGATATTGACGATGCTTTCAAGTTAGCTGATCTATACTTCAAACAACCAAATGTTATGTACCGTCATTTGTATAATTCTTTTGACAAATTCTTGGACGAAACTGTTCATACAATTTTAGAAAAGGAAGAAAATGTATTTTTTGAAAAAATAGACAAAAACAAAATATATAGATACAAATTCGTTTTTTCGGATGTTTCGTTTAAACCTCCTTTGTTAGACGGCGAAGATGAATATCTATTTCCGTCTGTTGCAAGATTAAGAAATCTCACATACGGTGTAAAATTATTATCAACAGTTACACAAGTTCAAGAAGTTATAGATATTGTCACAGACGAAAAAGTTACAAATGTTATAGGATATCCAGAATACGAAGTTCCTATTGCTACAATACCAATTATGGTTAGATCAAAGTACTGTAATATGAGTCTTAAACCAGGTGAAGACAGAGAAGAATGTTCTTATGACCCTGGTGGCTATTTTATTGTTAATGGATCTGAAAAAGTTGTCATTTCTTTGGAAAGAATGTGTGAGAATAAACCATTGGTGTTTATTAAAAAAGATTCTAATGCATTAATTCATATTGTTCAAGTTAATTCCAAAGCCAATTCTTCAAATAGTCCGATTCAAATTCTTGCTGTTCGAATGAAAAAAGATAAATCTATGACATTAAAAGTTCCATTATTTAATGATGTTCCTGTTTTGATTTTATTCAGAGCATTGGGTATGGAAACGGATAAAAATATCATTGATTATATTGTTCATAATAACGACGATCATCAAATGATTAATCTTGTTAGAGTTGCATTGGACGCATCGCATCCTGGTGGCGAAGAAGGATTCATTTTTACACAATTAGAAGCAGAAGATCATTTAATGTCAAAAATGCGAGTCACTAAAAGATACACTGAAACAGATCAAGACTTAAAAATGGCTCAAAAACGTGCTCATTTGAGAAGTGTACTAGAAAATAATTTGTTACCACATGTTGAAGGTGGAAAAGAGGAAAAAGCTATATATTTAGGTTACATGATGAATAAATTATTGAATTGTTATTTGGGTCGAAACAAACCAGATGACAGAGATAGTTATGTTAACAAACGTGTTGATCTACCAGGAACTATTATTGAAGAATTGTTCAGGCAATATTATAAGAAAATGATTAATGAATGTAGTAAGTTTTTCAAAAAAAGAAATAGTGATGACGAAAAACCATTACCGATTATTAATCAAATTAAGCCAAATATTATTGAACAAGGATTGAAAGCAACACTTTTGACAGGCACATGGGGTAAAAAACACGGTGTTGCCCAAATGTTACAGAGAATCACTTATTTGAAAATGCTTTCAACTTTGAGGAGGGTAAATTCTCCAACAATAGATGTATCGACTAATAAGTTAACAAGCCCTCGTCATCTACATCCTACACAAATCGGATTTATCTGTTTTATTGAAACACCTGAAGGACAAAAAGTTGGTTTAGTTAAAAATTTATCATTGATTGGAGATATTACTATTGCTATTCCGTCACAAATACATTTGATTAAAGGAATTTTATCCGATAAGTTATTTAATTTGAGAGATTTACATCCGTATAAATTTAAACGGTTAACTAAAGTATTTTTAAATGGCGAATGGTTAGGAATGAGTGACCAATCGTTTAGATTATACAAAATGCTCAAAAATAAAAAACGTTTTGGCGATCTTGAGAAAACGGTGTCAGTTGTATATGACCCAGAAGTTAAAGAATTAAGAATATATTGTGATGGTGGTAGACCATATAGACCAATGCTTGTTGTTGAAGATAATAAAATAAATTTAACAAAAGAGCATTTAGATTTGATATCTGTTGATGGTACCCCACTTCCTACTAAAATATTACATTGGAATGATTTAATGACAAAATATCCAGAAGTTATTGAATATGTTGATATTGAAGAGTCTATATTTTCTATGTTTGCTATGTATCCTAAAAATGTAGAAGAGATGAGATTAAGAGAAAATAAAACCGATGGTTATGCTGATAATCAAATAGATTTATCAAGACTTAATAGATACGACGAGAGTGTGTATGTCAAATATACACATTGCGAAATTCATCCATCTTTATTGATTGGTATTGTATCGTCGAACATTCCGTTTTGTAATCACAATCAAGGACCAAGAAATGTTTTCCAGTATTCACAGGCTACTCAAGCCATGAGTATATATGCAACGAATTATAGGCATAGATTGGATATCAGTTATGTATTATATCATCCACATAGACCATTAGTAGATACACGGGCTATGAAATATATTCATACTGATAAAATGCCATTTGGAGAGAACATTATAGTAGCAATTGCATGTTACACAGGATATAATCAAGAAGATTCCGTTATTATGAATCAATCTGCTGTCGATAGAGGATTGTTTAGATCAACATCAATGAAAAAATACACTTCAAAAATACAGAAAAACCAAGCAACCTCTCAGGACGATGTTTTCACAAAACCAGATGCATCTAAGGTAACTGGTATGCGACAGGGATCATATGATAAATTGAATGAAAAAGGTTATGTTTCTGAAGAAACAGTTGTAAATAATGGAGAAATTATTTTGGCTAAGGTTTCGCCGATTCAACCACATGGTCAATCCGGAAAATCTTTAAAAGACAACAGTGAACCATATAAATCAAATGTACCTGGAACTGTTGATAAAGTGTATACCGGTCTTTTTGATCACGAAGGATATGAAATGAGAAAACTTAGAATGAGATCCGAGAGAACACCTGTAATTGGAGATAAGTTTTGCTGTTTTGATCCGTCACATGATATTTTGACATATGGAGGCTGGAAAGCGATAAACGAAATTACAATGGACGACAAAATTGCTTGTTTAATAGGAGAAACATTGGAATATTATAAACCATTGGCATTACAAGAATACGATTACGATGGTCCTATGTATAATGTAGATAGTAATCAAATTAAATTGTCAGTTACTCCAAATCATAGAATGTATGTCAGACCAATAACAGGTAAATCATATAGAATGGAACAAGCCGATCAAATATATGGAAAAAGAAGAGTTTATAAAAAAAATTCCAATTATTTCTTACCTAATCTAAAAAATGTACCAGATGAATTATGTGTAAAAAATTTCACAATTACACATTTCAAAATAGATAAATTGAAAAACGAACATCCTTTGAAATTAGAAATAAAGCCTTGGTTAATATTTTTCGGAATATGGATGGCTGAAGGATGTACATTAAGATCTTGGGGTGTCAGCATTGCAACACACAAACAGAGAGTTAAAGATGCTTTAGAAAAAGCATGTGAACAGTTGGGATTCGAAATACGTAAGCATAAGGATAAAAAAGGAGATGAGCAAAGAAACGCTTGGTGTATTAATTCTAAACAATTGGTTAATTATATTAAACCATTAAGTGTCGGATCAGTCAATAAATTTTTACCAACATGGGTTTGGAATTTATCTCGTCTTCAATGTCAAACTTTGATACATGGTATGATGTTAGGAGACGGACATACAATGAAAAATGGGACAAGAAGATATGATACATCGTCGAAACAGTTGGCAAATGATTTCCAAAGATTATGTTTACATGCTGGTTGGTCTGCGAATATGATAATTAGATACAAGGCAGGACACGAGTCTTATTGTAAACCACGAAATGAAATATTTAAATCTACACATGATGCATATAGATTAACAATAATAACAAAACAAAATGAACCATTAGTAAATAAAAATATAACAGTTGTTGATGGTGATAATAAAAGAAATAATCAATTGGATTGTTGGAACAATTACAAAGGAAAAGTATATTGTTGTTCTGTTATGGGAGAAGGAGTTATATATGTTAGAAAAGACGGATATCCTGTGTGGTGTGGAAACAGTAGGCACGGGCAAAAAGGAACAATAGGTATTGTTTTGCCACAAAAGGATATGCCTTTTACTGCCAAAGGAATAACACCTGATTTAATTGTAAATCCAAATGCTTTCCCGTCTCGTATGACAGTGGGACAGTTGATAGAAATGCTTTGTGGTAAAGTTGCGGCGATACATGGTAAAACTGTAGATGGAACACCATTCCATAAACGTGATTTCGGTTCAGTTGAAAAGGAATTAAAGAAACTCGGTTATCATGCAAAGGGATACGAATATATGTATAATGGTATGACTGGCAAACGTATGAAAACCATGATATTTATTGGACCATGTTATTACCAACGTTTGAAACATATGGTTTTGGATAAAATACATTGCTTATCAACAGATCACGAAGTATTAACAGAAAACGGTTGGCTGACTCATGATAAAATAACAAAGAAAACTAAAGTTGCCACATTGAAAGATGGTAAACTAAAATACGAATTACCAACAAAAATAATGCATTACCCAGATTATGAAGGTACGATGTACGAAATCAAAAATCAAGGATTGGATTTGTATGTTACAGGTAATCACAGAATGTGGGTTTCAAAGAAATTTGGACGTGCTCAAATATGGAAAGAATATGATTTTGAAAGAGCAGATGAAATTGTTGGAAAATTCAGAAAATACAAAAAGGATGCTAACAATGACCAAAAAGATTATCAATTTGTCTTACAGGAATATACTGATAGAAACGGAATTTTGAGACAAAAGAAATCATTTGATATGAAACATTGGTTGAAATTTTTCGGAATATGGATTGCAGAAGGTTTTACTACATTTTGCAAAGATAAGAGAACAAAAAATTCTGGAGGATATAGAGTATCAATAACTCAAAAGAAAGAACATAATTTCAAAGAAATAATAGATTGCATTGAGGGAATGGGATATCCATGCAAACATTATAATGATGATAAATTTACAATACAAGATATTCAATTGTACAAATATATGGAACAGTTTAGTGTGGGAGCACCAAATAAATATTTACCAGATTGGACATGGAAATTAAGTATGAAACAATGCAGAATATTAATTGACGGTTTAATATTGGGAGATGGAACAGTTGCTAAAAACGGATGTAGATTCTATTATACATCATCTATAAAACTCAGAGATGATTTTCAACGGTTGTGTTTGCATGCAGGATATACAGGCATGTATTCCAAACATTTCAGTAAGGGACAATTGGGAGGAAAAATTGATGGACGACAATTAAAATATAATTATGATTTGTGGAGAATTAGTGTTATTGATAAAAGAGTAAATCCAAGTGTTAATCATGGACATATTAAAGAACAAAATGTACAAGTCGAAAAATTAACAGAAAATGTGAAACAACCAGTTTTCTGTTTGCAAGTTCCATCAGAAGTATTTTATGTTAGAAGGAATGGCAAATGTGTGTGGACTGGTAATTCGAGAGCTCGTGGACCAAAAACACAATTAACACATCAACCGTTGGAAGGCAGAGCGAGAGATGGTGGTTTGAGATTTGGTGAAATGGAACGTGATTGTGTCATTGCTCACGGTATGTCTCTATTTTTGAAAGAACGTATGTTAGAAACATCAGATATTTATGGTACTTATGTATGTGACATATGTGGATTGTTTGCAACTAGAATGCCCAGAAAAGATAGAGGACGATACCATAGTAAGCGCGATTTATACTATTGTCCTTCATGTAAGAATACATCTAAAATATCTAAGGTAATTATTCCTTATGCATTCAAATTATTGATACAAGAACTAATGTCAATGAATATTGCACCAAGAATAAGAACAAAGAAAGATAGATATGATGATTAAATAGTTAATTTTAATTTATTAAAATCAAAATAATATAACAATATAATTTTGATTTAGCTTTTTTTATACCAATGGGAACTACTTCCACTTTCGGCCCCAAGGATTATTTTGTGTCTTCCGTCCACAGTAAATGTTTCATCGTTTTTATCGGAAATTATTACACCATATTTACCTCCGATTTTTAATCCACTGTAACTAGCAGAAGATAGTCCAGCACCCCAAAGTTCCACTAATTCAGAATTTCCTTCAACTATTAAATTTCCATGAATTAGAAATTCCGATTTGTCTGTTACATTAAATGTTCCTCCTTTCATCGATGCTCCTTTGTTTACACCCTTGAAGATTTAAAACCGCACCTTTCGGAGCAATAAAAAATCCATTTTATAATATCGACAGAAAATAATGCGTTATGAAAAAATAAATGTGGTTAAAAAAGAAAGTATAAAATCAAAGTATAATAGTAATTAGGCATTTTTTGATGGTAAGAGTAATTAGAAAAAAAATCATCAAACCATTGTTATATACTACATATTTTTCATGTAAATCAGTAGATATAAAAGAAATTTTAAAAAACGATGATGTTGATAAATCAAAAAAATATTTTGATAAAAAGATTGATGGAACTAAATTAAAAGAAATATTTCGTTGGTATTCTGGGAGAAGATGTCATAAAGTGAAAAGCATTATACCTATAATTTTATTTTTTGGGAGCTACAATATAGCTAAATATTTGGTCAAAAATGGAGCATTGGTTGACTATAGTTGTTTTATGATGTTATTGCTCAAATATAAGAAAAAAATAAGTAGTGAAGTCCAAGATATGTTTATATTTTTATCTGGATTTTATAAGTTTGAAGAAGATGATTTAAAAAAAATATTTACAAGTTTAATTAAAAAACAATATTGGGCATCAGTTGATTATTTAATATTAAATAATTATAATCCACCGTCATTGTCTATATTTTATAAAAATATATGCGTTGCTGACAGAACAATGGTAAAATATTATAACAAAAAATACCCATTAAGTGAAAATATAATCAAAACGTTAACTCAATATGTTCCGTATCCTAGTATTGTTAAATATGTAAATGGTTATAATATAAAAAATATATCTAAAAATAAAACATCAATAATATCAAATCAAGACACAAATACTATTAAATATTTACTTTCAAAAGGGTTGGAGTTTACATCTTCCAACTTGAAGACCTCTTTAATAAAAAATAAATATGAGACAACTTTATTGTTAATAGAACACGGTGTTGAAATATACGATACTTTTGTAAGTGATTTGATCAAATACAAAAAAGAATTAACCACAAATAAATCTTATTATGGATACAGACGAGTAAATATTCTAAAATATCTTGATATTGATAATATTACAAAAATATTAGAATTATTAGACAAAAAAAACCATGATATTATTGTTAAACAAGTGAAAAATATAACATTGGAATTGAAACATATTTGTAATATTCTTGTGCAACCAGAAGGTATTGTATTATTTAAAAAATTAAGAGAATTTGGAATCAAATTTGATGTCAAAGGAAAATCATGGCGTCAAACATATATTATGAGATCATTTTTGAAACATATATATACAAACAACGAATGTGAATTATTGAAATATATTATTGACGAAGATATACTTGAACTGTGTAATATATCATCTGTTATCAGTTTCGCTATATTCAGTTATTACAATGAAACCGTAAATCTCATATTTAATAAATACAAAATACCTATTGGTCAAGGATGTTTACCATTATTTAGATATATTAATGATCAAGTTGCTCTGTTGAATAGTTTAAAAAATTTGGTCAGATTTGAATATCCAATATCTCAAACAATGTTAGAGGATATATGTGGGTTAAAATGCAGTACAATAGATACAATAGATTTTATTTGTAAATATAGTAATTGCATCCCGACAGAAAAAACTTTGATGGTATGTATATTAAATAATAGGTTTGATTTGGTTAAATATTTAGTTGATATCAAAAAAGTTAAATATAGAAAAAGATTATTAGACAATATATTAAAAAAAATTTTAGAAACAAGACAACCTTATTATTACAGAAGATTATATACAATATCAAAATATTCGGCTTTAATAAAAAAAACACATAGATTGTTAAAATGTTCAGTATCCAAAATCGGTCTGTTGTTGGTTATAAAAGATCAAAACACAAACCTTGCAAAATATATTTTAGATAATTTTGATATTAAAATAGAAGAAAAAGAGTATTACAAAAATTTTAGTTTATCATCTAATTATTCATATTGCGGTTATCGCAAAAATAAAAAAAAGAGGTTAACTGAATTAGATGAGTATATACAATTTATGAATTCTAAAATGCCAAATATTTCAGTTAATGATATAATATCAAAAATGACATGTTACGACAACGATAGGTATTATTATAAAAACATATTTCGTTCAAGGGGTATAAGATTATGTATTCGTCATATGTTAAAAAATGATAAAAAAAATATTCAGTTATTGCTTAATAAATCATTAGACAAATTAATGTCAGATTGTATCGGTTGTATAGTAGGATCTTACTCGAATAAATTGGATAGTTGTGATATGGTAAATATACTCAATTATTACATAAATAACGAAATCAATAGTAATTACTATTATTACGAAACAATATCTATAATGAAAATAATTAAACATAAAACATTTAATATTTCATTTGATGAATTCAAAAAAATTTTTAATGATTATGGTATTAGACAAAATGGAGTAACTTATCAGTCTACAAATGTTATATTAGTAAAAGTTATTTCTTCGTTATTTAATTCTGATAAACTTAGTGTAAACAACGAAACATTACAAATTTACATATATTGTTGCCAACTTTTTCACTATAACAAAGGACTGTGTTTTAGAAAAATCAAAAACTATATTAATGGTATAATGAGCGGTTTATCTGTTACAAAAGAAATTTATGATTCAATAAAGGATAATTTATTGTTTAAAGATGTTATCGAAACAATTAAAATCGTCTGATTCGTTTAAATAAAAATATAAAAATATTCAATTATAACATGTCTAAACCATTTAATAAATTAAGTGTTAATGAATTACAAAGAGAATTGTCAAATTGCGATAATCATGTCATAAATCATATAATAAAAAAAAGAATAACTGATCTATTAAATAAAAAATCAATAAAATCGAAAAACAATTTTAATATGGGATCATTATTTGATGATATTTTGAATAAACAGAATGAACCAAAAAAACTATCAGAGGGCGACATACGAAAAATGCAACAAATCAAAAGAATAAACGAAGTCCGAGATTCATCAGTTATGTCAAGAGATAAACTAAATAATAATTTAATGTCTAGACTATCGAGTGAGATGGATATATGTCGTGGCATTGGAAAACAAACATCGTTTGAGCCACCATTTGAACAAAATATGTAATATTTATTTAATAATATTTTATTAAATCAATAACGAATTATTTCAATTCACCATAAACAATGTATTTGTATGTAATAAATAAATAATTATTTCAATTCACCCGGAACAACATATCTGTATGTAATTACTTCTCCGGATAATTCACTTGCTCGAGTTATTTTACAAATATCCCCCACTTTCGCATTATAATATCTTGCAACCGGATCATTAAACAACATTCTTGGAATTTTTTTGACTTTGTATCTTTGTTTAAATTCTTCTTTTTCTTCGTCATTTAGTATTCTATGTAATGGAACCATTTCGTGATCAACAATATTTATCATTAATTCATCTTGTAAAAATATTTCAGCGTTTTTGAACATTTGTATATCTTTTTGTACTCTTTTTGTGCTATATTCAGATACTACAACTATTACTTGGAACGCTTCATTTTTTTTCATAAAAGTATATACATCTGTGTTTTTACTAATAGTAGTTATTTTGTGTGGAAATAATTTAACTTTTACTATGCCTGTATTTGTAGGAATATCATATTCGTCTAAATACGATAATGGTGGTATAATTTTATCAATTGATGTTTCTACTTTTAGCCTATCTATCTTATCTCGATTCATTAACATTTTGATGATATTTGTTAACAGCGTTTTTCTCTTTTTTTCTGTTGACATTTCGATCGGAAACAATTTTGGAACTGACATTTTGATACTATTATTTAGTTATATATTATAATATTTTTTTTATATCAATTTTTTAATGTTTGTTACATTAAAAAGTTGGAAGCATATTTATTTATATTTATTCGTCATCAGAACAAGATTCTAATTCTAATTCATTTTGAAGTTTTTTGATATTCTCTTCATCTACATCAGAATCATCTGAACTAGTTTCGGAATCATCTGGTGGCAAACTGTGTTCATTTATATTGTTATTCTGGTTACTCTGATATTCTCCTCTCCCTTCATCTTCCATATCAAACATTTTTGGGTTAATCGATCTCATTCTTTCAATTTCTTGCATTAATTTCATTACTTGATCATTTGCATCGTTTATGTCATCATTGTCATCATTGTCATCATTGTCATCATCACCTAAAATTAATTTTTCTGTTTCTTTGTTAGAAAACAATGATATAGTTTTCCCGTCTATTTTTGCCGAATTCAATATTGAATTTATCATACCAGGTAACATATCATTCAAAGACATAACATTATCATTATCATCCTCTTCCTCTTCCTCTTCCTCACTATAACTATCTTCGCCAATATCATTTTCTAGCGGTGGCATCGAATCATCATCTTCATCTTCAGATGAGACGAAATGCTTTTCTGATTCGCAAAATTGTTCATTTACTTTATTCATACATCTACTTAGTATCTTTGTTAGCATTTTTATAAATGGTGATTTTATAAAAGGTATTTCGTCATTTATTTCTCTTAACACTTCATCTATTTCCCCAATATTTTCTCTCATGATTTGTTCAATCACTTTTTGTGCATCGTCTAACATGTTTACTGAAACAAATTCTCCAGTAAATTTTGATATTATCGGCATAACTTGTTTTAACATAGGCATTAATAAATGTAAATACATATGCAATGTTTCTTTTGACGTTGGCTCACTAATAAAAATTGTTTTTTCCAAATCCACATATCCCAATTCCGATAGATGTGTTTTTAGAGATCTCAATATTTTTGGTTTTATTCCTTTGAAATCATTAGGATATCCGCGCATATAATTAACAATCACTTCAACAACAAATGGGTGTAAATCAATATATATTGACCTACCAAATACTTCAAATAAGTTGTGATCTTTTTTCTCTATAAATACTTTGTATAATTCCGTGTCTGGAAATCTCTTCAATGTTAATTCTGAAATCACATAAGTTTTTTCATCAACAATAAGTTTAATAAATTTGGTCATCTGGATGCTAATATTATAATTTCTTCCTTTATATGCTTAATAAAGTTGAAAAGTATTCGGCTTATAGTTCATTTTTAATAATTAATTTGATTTATATTATCTTATTATTAGATCAAAATGTTGCATATTTGCGACTTTCTCAAGAACCCCATTCACTCGAAACAACAAGTGATCAGTTATATTGCTATAGGATGTGCCGCACATTTAGAAAAAAAGAATATTGCTCAGTTAGAGAATAAACACAATCAAGAATTTCCTCCATTCCTTCAAGATATAAATAGAAAATTTCCAGATGTACATATCAGATTAATTCTTATAGATCCAGGTATGGAATTTCCACCATATTGTATTCAAAAACAACGAAAGGTTGGTAATAATATGGTTTTAGATCCAGAAGTTGAATTGAAAAATCAAGATGATATGTATATTGATGGTGAAAATATGGATAAGTGGATCGGAGATGATACATTTTACAATATTTTTTACAATTTTGAACGAAATATTTCCGTCTATTCGTTTAAGGAAAAAGCAACTTATTTCCCTTATGCTTGTGGTGGAGATGACATTGATTTAACAAAACTTTTAGAAATTTATCATATGGATTCAATAAATAAAAATCATCTTGTTTTCGTACATGATTTTTCTGGAAGATCAATAACTCCATTGTCCCTATATTTCGACAAAAAAATACATGGAAATACAAATCAAGTAATGTACGATATTTGTTATCGTTTTGATGTTGGATGCTACCCGGATTTGGAATTAATAAAACCTCAGGTTATTCAAAATGACGACAATATGTTGACAATATTTAACCCATATTTTATATCTCCAAGTAGTTATTTTAACATATATGGTCGTGTAAATGAATCATCAAAAGAGATTTTGATACTTACAATAAAATCAAAAATAATTCGTTTTAAAAATGAAGTATATGCAAATTACAGACGAATTGTTCTTCATTTCAAAGATATGGTAAAAAATAATTATCCTGTTGAAAAAATGAAAAAATTTGGAAAATCATTTTTCGTTTTTGGAAATATTGTACTAAACGAAGAATTTAGTGGAATGATTCGAAGGTATAAATCTGAACCAACAAAAGAACTGTTGTTATTTATGGTTGAGTATATAACCAAACACGTCGAAGAAAGTCTTAGAGAATTATTTTCTATTTTTCCAATAGACTCAGACGTATTCTTGAAGAAATTTTGGATTCAACGAGAAAAAGTATCAATGTATGAATTTGATAAAATCATAATAAATACATATCGTGATTCTGTAAAACAATATTATTTGATGGATTTGGACAATGTAGTTTTTGTTGAACCGTATGTATAAATTCACAAATATTATGTATAAATTTTATTTATTATTGAAAATATGGTAGTTATATAATATATTTTTTATTACGAAAAATATATTGTAATTATATAATGGCACCACCTATACTTTGGAACAAAGAAATAAATGGTATGAAAATGTCTTTTGTTCCTATGAAACACGTTGATACTGTAGCAGTAGGTATTTTCGTAAGAGTTGGTTCAAGATACGAAAATGAAAAAAATTCTGGTATATCTCATTTGATAGAACATATGATGTTTAAAGGCACTAAAGAGAAAAAAGGAGATGATATTTCGTTAATGTTGGATAAGGAGGGAGCGTCGTATAATGCAGGTACATCTAATGAATTTACATATTATTTTATTTGCGGACATAAAAAAAGTGTTTATGTATTTATCGAATTGATTTTTGATATGATTTTTAATCCTGCTTTTAGATTGAGCGATTTGAAAACTGAAAGAAATGTTGTAATAGAAGAAATAAAATTGGGTAAAGATTCTCCAAATCAAGTACTTATGAATTATATCCAAGAAAAAATGTTTGACGGATCTTCTCTAGCCAGAACTATAACTGGGCCAGCAAGTGTTGTTGGCAAAATAACACCAGAACAATTAAAACAATATACTAACGAATTTTATAATCCGAAAAGAATGGTATTTATGGCTGTAGGTAATATGAATCCAAAAAAAATATACAGATTATTGAAAAGTTATGTTCCAAAAATAATTCAAAAAAGAAATAACACAACTACTTTGTACAAAGTACCAAGTTTCAAACAACAAAAAAATCCGATGGTATATATCAAAAAAAAAGAGGATATCGGTCAAACATATATTGCTTTAATATTTCGATCATGTCATCAATTCCATAAAGATGAAGAAGTTTATGATTTAATTGGAGATGTATTATCAACAGGATCAAGTTCTAGATTATTTATGTTATTAAGAAATAAATTAGGAATTGCATATTTTGTTAATTCGTTCAATTTGGCATTTTGTGAGGAAGGTATTTTTTGTATAAATGCAGGTGTGGATAATAAAAGAGTTGGTCAGGCAATAGAAGAAATTGTGAAAACAATTGTTGATTTAAAAAATAATGGAATAACTGAAGACGAATATACTAAAATAACTAAATTACAAGTTGCATCTTTTGCGTTATCATTACAAACACCAGAAGATTATATGAAATTTTACGGTTTGAGATTATTGTTTAAGGATATTGATTATCCAAAACCAACAAAAATAGTTAAAAAGATATCTGTTGAAGATCAAATAAAAATATATGAAAATATACCACGAAAAAAAATAAATAGTACTATAAATGATCTGTTTTCAACAGATAATGTAAATCTCTTCGTCTATGGTACTTCTCCGTCAAAAAATATCGGCAAAACACTTAATTTATTGAAAAAAAAATCTAACCGTAAATAAGAAGCATTGAGACTTCATATGAAGGCTTTTGATAGTTATTATAAATTGGAGAATAAAATAGGAAGTGGTAGTTATGGTGTAGTTTATATGGCTACTCATATAACTACTGGAATTAAATATGCAGTAAAAAAATGCACATTCTATGCAAATGAAGGTATCCATCCGTTAATATACAGAGAAATATCTGTTTTGAAGAAGATGTCTCATCCAAATATTGTGACACTGTATGATGTCATTATAGATGTAAACGAATGCGATATAATTGTGTATATAGTATTGGAATTGTGTGATTGTGATTTATCCGATTATTTTCGTAAAACAAAAAATATTCCTATCGAAGACAATTTATTAAAATTTAATCAAATTGTTTTTGCAATAAAATATATGCACTCGTTGGGATATAACCATGGAGATTTAACATTAAAAAATATAATGTTAAAAGATGGTCAAATAAAGATTATAGATTTTGGGTTTTCGTTCCGAGTTAATAGAATTATGTACTATCCACCAACTGTATATGTAAGACCTATCGAATTATTAGGTAAAAAATATCATTATACACATACATCGTCGGATTCATGGGCGATAGGTTTTATTGGATATATGTTAATTAATATGGAAGGATTATTTTGGGGTAATACTGACCAAGAAACATATTCCAGCATATGTCGAAAACTATCTGTGCCTTCTTTAGATTTAATACAAAAATATGGATTGGATCATTTTAAAATTCCAAAAAATTATCCTAACGAAAATGTTAAATTGAATGAATCTATTAAAGGTTATTTGAATTACGATTATTTAAAAAGAAAAAAAGTATTTGATATTGATAAAGAAAAAATCATTCCATATTATTTTATGGTAAAAGAAAAAATGTCTCCAGTTAATTTATCAACTGAACAGCGCAGTTATATGCTTAGTATGTTGTTGCATATTTATAAATATATTAAATATCCGAAAGAAATAGTTTATTTAACATTTTTTAATTTTTATAAAATGCTTCCATCTTTAATTGGCGAATATGAATTATTTTTTCTTAGTTCTTTTTATTTATCCTATCAAATAATATCAACAAAAAGATTGGAATTTGGTAATTACGTCAAAATGATAAGTAAAGTGTTTAGATATGATGCAAAAAAATTAAGATTTATACTTTATAAAACGTGCCGTTTTTTAGAGTTTGATTTAGATGGATGGACGTGTTATTCGTATTATTATTATTTGCCTGAAAAATACCAATCGCTATTCGTATTTATAAATTTTTTATTTTTCTTTTTTGAATTACCTATTGTTAATGAAAGGGATAAATTTGTAATTATATATACAATAATTAAAATGAATTTTTTTAAAGATCAACATCATTACATTGATAATACACTTGATAAAATAATGAAAACTAACATTTTATATACA